GGCGACTATAGTGCTTTCATCGTGTTTGATATCACCACGATGCCGTATAAGATCGTTGCAAAGTACAGAAATAATGAGATTAAACCTGTACTGTTTCCCTCAGTAATTTTTCAGGTCTGTAAAGAATACAATAACCCATATGTTCTGGTAGAAGTCAATGACATCGGTGATAGTATTGCTGCTACTCTCAACTACGATCTCGAATATCCTAACGTCCTTATGTGTGCGATGCGAGGGAGAGCTGGTCAGATTGTTGGACAAGGTTTCTCAGGAAACAAAACACAACTAGGTGTGAAGATGAGCGTGACTGTCAAAAAGATTGGTTGCGCTAACCTCAAAGCAATTATTGAAGAAGACAAGTTATTGTTTAACGACTTCCAGATCTTCCAAGAGCTTACCACATTCGTTCAGAAGAAACAAGCATGGGAAGCAGATGAAGGATACCATGATGACCTTGTAATGTGTATGGTTCTCTTTGCATGGTTAGTCATGCAAGAATACTTCAAGGAGATGACCGATCAGGATATAAGAAGGAGGATCTATGAAGAACAGAGAAATCAGATTGAGCAAGACATGGCTCCTTTTGGGTTTATTGATGATGGTATGGGCGACGATACCTTCACTGACGCAGACGGCAATCTGTGGGAATACGGAAACACCCAAGAAGAAGTCTCTTATATGTGGAACTACTGATGGATATTGGGGATCAGTTCAGTCTGGAACATCTTCTTTTCAGAGAAAGGATCTGCAGATCTTGTGGAAAGAAGAAGGACTTGATCTCTGAGTTTTATCTGACAAGAAAAAGTAAGAAAGGACATCCGTCAGCATATGCATACGAGTGTAAAGACTGCACAGTCAAAAGAGTAATAGATAGTAGAAAGAAGCGTGATCCATTTTCGGATTGGGGATATCCAGATTGGTAGTTCATGCACTGTTCACCACCTCTGAAGGATTCAAAAATCTAAATACTTACAGATAAATTTGATATCTAAAGAGGTAAACAAATGGCAAGTCAAGTCTCGCCTGGTGTTGTTATTAGAGAACGTGATTATTCCAATGCTGTCGTTGTAGGAGCATCTTCAATTGTTGGTGCTTTTGCTTCATCTTTCCGCACTGGACCTGTAGGCAAAATTGTAAACATTAGTTCTGAAAGAGAACTTATCGATACGTTCGGTACACCAGCTGAGGCAAATGCTGCTGATTGGTTGGTTGCTTCCGAATTCCTCCGCTACGGCGGACAACTCGCAGTTGTTAGAGCAGCAACTGGAGTCAAGAATGCTACCAAATCTGGCACTGGTACTCTAATCAGCAACAAAGAAGATTTTGAAGCAGGAGTAACTTCAGAACAGTTTGCTGCTCGCTACGCTGGCGCTCATGGCAACGATCTTCGCGTTGTAATCGTTGACCGTGGTTTTGATCAAGTAGTAACTTTTGACAAAACTCCAGACGCAAATCCAGTTATTGGTTCAATCTTAACTTTTGCTAGTGGCAAGACAGCAGAAATTGCTACTTGGGATGCTGGAACAAATACCGCAACAGTCCTAAACGTTTCTGGTGGAGCTCTTACTACCGCAGATACACTCACAGAAACAGATCAAATTGCAACGTTCAATACTGATGCTGTTACAGAACCAGCCAGAGTTCCTGGTATTTACACCCCTGCTGCTGATGCTGGTGGTGCTTCCTTCCAAGTTGTTGTTGCTGATGCTGGTGGAGGTGTTGGTGGTGCTGTTACCGTAACGCTAGTGTCTGCTGGTGATGGTTATTCTATTGGGGACAATATCGTTCTAAATTCTGCTGATATTGGTGGCGGTACAAACATTGTTGTTAGTGTTGTATCTATTCTTGATCCAGATACTGCAATTTCATCTGTATCTACTTGGGACTATAACGCACAACCAATTGCCGATACTGGTCTAACCTATAAGGCAATCGCTCCACGTCCTAACACATCTGCTTTTGCTTCCGAGCGTTTCCTTTCACATGATGAAGTACACGTTGCAGTTGTTGATACTGCAACCAATACTATCGTTGAGAGACTAACATATCTTTCAAAACTAAGCGATGCTAAGACACCCGAAGGTGCTTCAGCATATTGGAAAGATTATGTTAATGAGTATTCAGGTTACATCTATGCTGGTGCATCTCTTGGATCTGCTGATGTAACTGTTACTGGTGAAGATCCTGGTGCTATAGCAGCATCTTATGGCGCTACTTCTGCTGCTCCAAAAATGCTTGCTCACATTTTACCTACTGTCGGTGGTGCTCTATCAGGTGGTCTAGATGACTATGATTACAACGCTGGAGAAATCCAAGCAGCATATGACCAGTTCCTAGACACAGAAGAAACCACTGTTGACTTTGTACTCATGGGTGGCGACGCTGCTGATGAGAATGATACTAAAGCTAAGGCAGCTGCAGTTGCAGCGATTGCTAACAGCAGAAAGGATTGTATCGCATTCCTCTCACCTTGGTCTGGAACTCAGGTTGCAACTCAGGGTGGTGCTGCTCTAACTCCTGCAGAACAACTAGAAAAAACAATCGGATTCTTCGAAAACATTGGTTCTTCTTCCTATGTTGTTCTAGACAGCGGTGTCAAGTACACCTACGATCGTTTCAACGATAAGTACCGTTATGTTGGTTGCAACGGTGATGTTGCTGGTCTTTGTGTTTCAACTAGCACTTCATTAGATGATTGGTTCTCGCCTGCTGGATTAAATCGTGGTGGTCTACAAAATGTTGTAAGACTAGCGTTCAATCCTAACAAAGCACAAAGAGACGATCTTTACACTAACGCTATCAATCCTATCGTTTCGCTTCCTGGTTCTGGTCCTGTTCTATTTGGAGACAAGACTGCACTAGCATCTCCCTCTGCATTCGATAGAATCAATGTTCGCCGTCTCTTCCTCAATGTTGAGAAGAGAGCAAGAGCACTTGCTGAAGGCGTACTCTTCGAGCAGAACGATAGCACAACTCGTGGCGGATTTGCCGCTTCTATGAATTCATACCTCTCTGAGGTTCAAGCACGTAGAGGCGTTACTGACTTCTTAGTTGTTTGCGATGAAAGCAACAATACACCAGAAGTTATTGATCGTAATGAGTTTGTTGCAGAACTCTACCTCAAGCCTACACGCTCTATCAACTATGTAACGGTTACTGTAACTGCTACAAGAACGGGCGTCTCGTTTGCTGAAGTTGTCGGTAGATGATAATTAGTTATAGAGAAAACAACACGAGGTAAAAACAAATGGCATCGTCAAACGTAAGTTCATTCCTACAAACTATCGGTCAGGGCGTGAAGCCCAACATGTTCCTGATCGATGTACAGTTCCCACAACCAATCAAATTGGGTACGGAAGATCAAAATCTTACAAATATTCTTTGTAAGTCTGCTGCACTCCCAGGTTCAAACCTAGGCGTAATCGAAGTTCCTTTCAGAGGAAGAACAGTCAAGATCGCAGGTGATCGTACCTTCGATACTTGGACTACAACCTTCTTCAACGATAAGGACTTCAAACTCCGTGCTTTCTTCGAGCAGTGGGCAAATAGCATCAACACTCACGAGGGCAACACTTCACCTCTCTTTACTCCAGATTCAACCAATGGTTACATGGCGGATCTTGGTGTCAAGCAACTTGAGAAAGATGCTTCTGAAGAAGGCGCAATTCTAAGAACCTATACTCTTAAGTATTGCTTCCCAACTAACGTCTCTGCGATTGATCTTGCTTATGATAGCAATGATCAAATTGAAGAGTTCTCAGTTGAATGGCAGTATTCTTACTTCACTGCTGAAGGCGGAACTAAGAGTGGCGTTTCTAACGTTGGTGTAGTCTGATAAATAGTTGAACGCTCAACTATTTGAATTATAATCATGAGTCAGTTATTTGGCTTCCAGATTAACAGAAAGGAGGGGCAGAAGGGGCAATCCCCTGTCCCTCCTTCTGCTGATGAACCAATTGCCGTTGCGGCAGGTGGTTACTATGGAACGTATGTAGATACGGATAATCAAGCTCGCAATGAGTTTGAGATGATCCGTCGTTATCGTGATATGGCAATTCACCCCGAGGTGGATAGTGCGGTAGACGAAGTTGTAAATGAATTTATCGTAAGTGATGCTTACGATTCTCCAGTAGAAATAAACTTAGACAATCTTGATGTTGGTGCTGGAGTAAAGAAAAGAATTAGAGATGAGTTTGAGTATATCAAACGTCTTTTGAATTTTGACAATCGCGCACACGAGATTGTTAGAACTTGGTATATCGACGGTAGACTATTCTACCACAAAGTTATCGATCTAGATAATCCAAAGAAAGGAATTACGGAACTTCGTTATATTGATCCGATGAAGATCAAGAAGGTCCGTCAGAAAATTGACAATACTCCAAAAGATTCTCTAGCAAAAGCAGCAATCAAAGGCACGGCGCTTGAGTATGAATATGGTACGTTTGTTGACTACTATCTGTACAATCCGAAAGGATTTTACAAGGGAGGTGTTCTGGGACCAGTTGGTGATATGTCTCTGTCACAAGGCGTGAAGATGGCAGTGGACAGTATTACTTTCTGTCCTTCAGGTCTACAGGATTTGAACAAAAGAATGACACTTGGTTTCCTACACAAGGCAATCAAGTCTCTCAATCAACTCAGAATGATCGAAGATAGTCTTGTTATCTACAGACTATCACGCGCACCTGAGCGTAGAATTTTTTACATTGACGTTGGTAATCTTCCCAAAGTAAAAGCGGAACAATACCTACGCGATGTGATGTCTCGCTATCGCAACAAGCTAGTCTATGACGCACAGACTGGTGAGATGCGTGATGACAAAAAGCATATGAGTATGCTGGAAGACTTCTGGCTTCCTCGCCGCGAAGGTGGCAGAGGAACTGAGATCACAACTCTTCCTGGTGGTCAGAACTTAGGCGAACTCAAAGATGTTGAGTATTTCAAAAAGAAACTCTACAATTCTCTCAACCTTCCTCCTTCTCGTCTTACCGACGATAACAAAGGATTTAACCTCGGTAAAACAACTGAAGTCCTACGTGACGAACTCAAGTTTACCAAGTTCATCGGAAGACTTCGTAAAAGATTTAGTGAACTCTTCCACGATATTCTCAAGACCCAACTAATCCTCAAGGGTATCATCTCACC